TCTATCTGTGTGCGTATTTTTTCTGCTGCCACATCTGTGACGTCAAACTGTGTCTGCATGTTTCTTACGATAGTCTTCTATGGCCGCTTTGATGGCATCTTCGGCCAGGATGCTACAGTGTATTTTCACTGGCGGTAGCGCCAGTTCTTCTGCCAATTGAGTATTTCGAATTGTACCGGCTTGATCCAGGGTCATGCCTTTGACCATTTCAGTTACGAGGCTGCTGCTGGCGATGGCACTACCACACCCGTAGGTTTTGAAGCGTGCATCAGTGATGATGCCTGTGGCAGAATCAACTTTGATCTGTAGTTTCATCACATCCCCGCATGCCGGTGCTCCTACCATGCCGGTGCCTATATTGTCATCTGCTTTGTCAAATGCACCCACATTACGAGGGTTTTCGTAGTGATCTAATACTTTTTCTGAATAGGCCATGTCATGTCTCCTTTATTGTTCCACAATGCTTCATTGCTAACATTAGATCTTCTATAATATTGGCAACTCCAACTTCTTTTACCTTTAATTTCCAATACTCTCCACCACACAGCGAGTCTATATCAGTTTGTTGATCCAAGATGTCGGATCAGACCATATTTCATAGTCTACACTGTAATACAATTCTATGGCTTTGTCAACTAAAACCTGATGCTCTTGGATCAACTGTTGCAGATCTTGCTGGTGATGTTTGCTGTTATTTAACCGAGCAGCGTTCATATATCGATCTACAATCTGTTGATGTCCAGCAAAAAAGGGATGAGCCAGGGTCTCTTGGTAGAGATTTTCAAACATCAAAATTTCAGTGTAGCTTTTGCCTGCTATAAAAGCCACTTGTGGTTCTAAGTGTTCGTCAAAGCACGTGGGATCATTGATCAAATCTTCCAACAAATGTTTGACTGAAATATCTGGATTACTATGCCACTTTGCGGAGTGGCGCCGCTTTCGATATTCGCCCAGGCCGCTCAATAAGCGTGTCCTGGGATCACGGATCACAAAAATACTGTGATCAAGACCAAGATCGTCACGATATCGTGTGATCGGTACATCCAAATCTTTGAGTATTTTCCTGTACACCATGTTGGCATTCTTGGGAATACTGGTCCAACAGAATTGCGTGTTGGCCCAGACTTCGCCAAGACCTATGTCTGTGCGAGTGATCTGATAAGAAGTCTGTTGAAGAGAGCGTTGCACAGTGATCTCAGTGGTGTCGACTCTGTGCACCTGCCCACGCACTGTGATTCCCATTGCGCTCCTTAGGGCAATGCGCGCTTGGCCATCTTGTCTACTGTGTTTCGGGCCTGATCCACACTCATGGTATCGTTGTTCTGAGAAGTAGATCCTTTGAAAATCACTCGTCCATCATTGCGCCCGCCTTTGATGTCGGCGATCACTGAATTCAATGGTGCTGTTCGGATCAAAGTTTTGAGAGAATCTGCAGTGACACTGATACCCATGTTTTGTGCTAGATCCACAAATGCAGAAAGGCTGAAGTCTTTCTTGGCATCAGTGTCTTTGATCCTGCCTACCAGAAATCGACTCAGTGCCAACAATTTTAGATTTTGCGGATCAGTGTCCGACAACTCTAAGAGACGCATCAGCGTCGCTCACGTCCTAGCTCACCGGCTGGGGTAAGTTCTTCGTCGTCGATGTTGGCATCAAGACTGAGATCGAGATCGTCTTCGTCGCCGGCTGGCTCAGTGCCCATGTCATCGGTGGCACCCGGCTGTGATTGCTCTCCTGGAACCTGCACGGGCTGACCAGTGAGCACGCCTTGTGCTGCTTCCATTTCGGTCTTGCCAGACTGCACAGCCTGCAACAGCGTGGTGAGAGCCTGGCTGGCTGCGGTCTGGAACTGAGTGGCCTGATCCACACCCATGTCTTGACGGATGCTGTCAACCAGGGCCGGCAAATCTTTGAACTGCATTTCGCTGATGTCTTCCAGCATGCCTTGCAGTCTATCAATCATGTCTTGGCTGGCCAACACCACCTGTGCCTGTTGCAGTTCGCTTTGTTCACGAACCATGGGCTTGGATTTTCGGCCTTCTGTTTTGGTGAGAGCTATGGCATTCATGGTTTTCTGTTCATCGGGTGTGAGTGTCTGACCACGTTCAGCTTTTTGCATGGTGGCCTTGGTCTTGGGATCATTTACATCCACTACCATGGCACTGTCATCTAATTCTTCAAGCTGTGATGTCAGAGCTTGCTCCAACATCACGGCCTTTAGGTAACCTGCATTTTTTTCGCTGGTATGAAAACTGCGCTTACTTCTTGCTTCTTTTAGCAGTCCTCGCACGCGAGTCAACATATGCACAGTCTGTGTTCGTGTTAGATTTGCGAGCATTGCTGCGCCCCCAAGTCTTGATTCGATTACCCGGTTGATCTGATCGGTTGGATTTGATCGATTGAGTTCTTGCAATTTCATCTGAGAATCCTCGTAGTTGGAAATATTTAGCCAGATTGCAACATTTTTCTAAACGATTTTTCCGCACCAGCAGCTGATGTCTGGCTTCGCTGAGACGATTGTGTAGCAAATTGTGTGTCCAAGCATCGATTTTTTTAGCCAACCTTTGTTGATATCCTTGGATCTGTGACTCGTAGCGTATGATATCACTGTCTAGGTATGCTATGTCTCTGCCAAGGCCGTGATTACCGATGTGGTCCGCCACACACCAACTCAATGCAACACGCAGAGTTGAAAAATCGTGTACATCTGCGGCGTTTTTTTGCACCATAAAACGTTCCATGTTTCTACGGATGGCATATCGTCCAAACACATCAACTGTGTCATCCTGCACATCGATCAAGAACTGACGCCAATCGCCGCCTTCGATGATTTTTTGTAATTTTTCGATCACATGTGAATTCATTGAATAACAAATACAGCCAACAGATATCCAATGATACCAACTAGACTCACTATGACTGCTCCAGCCCATGTCATGATCTGATCGTTGCGCCTGTTGGACATTTGATCTATTTTGTCGTGTACTTCTCGTATCACTGAGCCAACAGAGGATATTTTGTCATCTAGAGCAGACAGCTTGTTTTCTAAATATCGATAGCGTTCAGCGCACAGTTCCACGTGTGCTTCGAGGCTTTTCTTTTCTATTTCTCTGGTATCCGACATACTAGCTCCCATCATCTTTTATTTACCAGCATCGAACTCGAACCAAAGGTTAGTGCCGTCGCCATCTACTACCAAAATCGGGCTGTGATCGTTGTATTCGTTGAGGCCCAGTATCATGGGCACACCCTGGCAATCGTGTTCCAACATGTCCAAGGCTTGTAGGTCGGTGATCGCAGACGGATCTGGCACATCGAAACTGAATGACCAAACACCAAGCATCGGGTCATGCACAGGGTCAGTGATGTTTTCTGGTAGTGTGCGCAATGATATCAGTTGATTGATGGTTTCCCAGTTGCGCTGTTGATTTCTTCGACGGTTGATGCCAGGATCGCTGCTGCGACCTTGCCTGCGTTCGTTGGTGGCTGTGATATCAAAGGTGGTGGTACATTTGATCCTGATAGTCATAGGATGTGTATTTAACGGCCAAAAAAAACCCCGGAAGATATCCGGGGTGTCATCCAGATAGAATGATTATGATGTTGCTAGTTTAAAGCCAGTACCAGCCGCGCTGTTGAGTTGGAAACCAGTGGCAGTGATGTTTGCTGCGCTGAGAAACACTGTTGCATTAGCGAATGCACCTGTGGGGTAAATGCCAAAGCTGATCTGCGCGGCATCAACTTGATACATGGCCACTGTTGATGTCTGCTGGACAGCAGCGATCACATTTGCCACATACTCGTTCACGCCCTGCTCACCGGCCACACTGGTGTTGGCTGTGACCGAGAAAAAGTCTAGCTTGGGACCAGCAAGGTTGACCGGCGTAGCTGCTGTGCTGGCGCTGGGTAATACGGGACCATCGGCCACGTCGATATGAAATACTGGTTGTGAGTCACCATGAACTTTCGTTACTATTGCCATTTTAATTCTCCTAATGTGTGGGCTTTTGCCCTACACATATTTATATCATAGATGCCAAAAACGCCGCTGTGTCAGGATTTGCGTGCGCCAAATCCGCCGGCCAGGCGGCTTACCAGCTTGGCGCGACCCGCTGGAGTGGCCAGAACCCAGCCTTCTTGTCCGGGCTGTTGTTGGTCCAGTTGTCGCTGCAGATCACGCTTGAGATCGTGCAAGAGATTCCAGATGTCAAAGGCTGTCTGCATGCCCTGCAGATTCTGACCTTGTAGATATTCCACGGTGTTGCGGTATTTCTGTGGTGTCACGTTTTTTTCCAGCCAGGCACCAAAATCGGCCGGGGTGGCTTGGCTGTAATCGGTACCCTTGAGACTGTTGATGTATCGTTCCATGAGCGCTGGTAGATCTGTGATCTTGCGATCTCGCAATGTTGCAGGGTTCAAGAAACTGTTGAGAGCCTGTGCTGTGGTGCCAGTGCTCAATGCTTCAATGCGTCGCACTATGTCGGGATCGGGCTGCACGTTCTCCAGGTGCGACACTTCAGCACCGGTGATCATGAGGCCCGGCACTGGGTCAAGTATGGTCATGGGATCACCCACTGGTTGTTCAGGTGCTTCGGGATCTGCCATGCGGGTATGCACTGCCAAACCTATACGGCTCTGGTCTATGGCCTGGCCCAGGGCCGAGTCCTGCGGGAAGCTGTAAGAAATACCATCGTGCTTGTTGGGCTGGAATTTCAGCATGCCATTTTCTCAGCGCACCGGATCTGCGCTGCTGTACAGCAGGTCGCCCTTGAGATAGCCGCGAAAATCAGCCGGGGTCGCACGCTCAAGATAGGGCCAAAGTTCGCGATACATGGGCATGAGTTTTTGCACACGGTCGGCTGCCTTGTCTTGAGCTGCAGCCCTCTGATCTCGCTGAGCCATGACATCTTCGATGCCTTGCACGCTGCGAGCTGGACCTTCGGGACCCATGCTGCCTTTGTCGGTGAGTCGGAAATCGCCGCTGGCGTCCCGACCAAAAATCACAGCCGGACTGCCATCCCATTTCTGTGTGGCATAGCGGCGTGTGTTTTGTGCGGTGTCACGCACTATGGCCAAGGCCTCGCGCACACCCGTCAGACCCTTCTGGAAAACCAAATCTTCTATGTAGGGTATCCTGGGACTCTTGGCTTCAGTGAGCCACTCACTTTCCACCAAGGCCTGCATGCCCTGGTTCACTATACGGTCTCGTAGCCGAGCCATGAACGACACTTCGTTGTATTCAGTGTAGAGCTGGGCACCTTCGTCAATGGGCTTGCCTTCCCTGGCCATGTGATCGCGAAAGTCAGCCAGTTTTTGATCACGTCATGGATCATCGCGCAAGGCTGCCAGGATGCTTTCCACTGACCTGAGATCGCCGCGAGTGGCCCCGGGCTTCAGCAGCATCTTGGCGATCTCATCAGGGTCGTCCGTGATCAGCTCGTTGGTGGTACGATCCATCAAACCAGTGTTTTGATTCAATTTGTAGCCCAGGGCTTTGCCCATGCTGTTGATCAAGATGTTACGGCTGGCACCCTTGAAGTCACTGTCCGGCGGTGATCCTGCCAGCATGAATCGGGCCCATTCCATCTTGGGCACAAACATGAAATCGGTTTGCACAAATCCACGATCGGCTCGGCCTGCGATGGGAGTCAAGAAGTGCACTGATATACCGCTTTTGCGCACCCAATCCCGTGGATCTTGTCCGTTCTGGGCTACATAGTCAGACAGCAGTTTTGCAAGATCGTCTTTGGAAACCTGATTGCTATCCACACCGAGATCGAGATCACCTGACGTGGGTTTGAGACCGGTGGTACCTAGAGTATTGTCTCGAAGCGGTAGGCCAGTAACTGCTTCCAACCACTTGATGGTGGGTGCTATATCAGCGAGATTGATGCGTTGTGTTTTGGCATTGCCAGAAGAATCTTTGAATACGTTGCCGCCTTCAGTCAGCATTGATACGCCTCACAGTACGTACGAACTTGCTGGGATCTTTGTCTCTCAGTGAATTCAAAAACTTGCGAGTGAGATTTTCAGCGACATCAGGTGCGAAACTAGCTTCAAAATACTCGATCAAGCGTATGCCAGCAGCGATGGCATTGGTGGCACGGCTTTCTGCCACATACAAGTCATCACGACGTGAATATTTTTCCTCGTGCAGCGAGTCAAGTTCTTCTAAGATACTGCGAGTTTTTTTTTGCATAGCCTTGGACCTTTGATAGTATTTATTTTAGTTGCTGTCGTTTGTTACTAATGTAAATATCCGCACAGGCATTTCAAAGGCACATTATGGCAACCGAACTAGAACAAATACAAGCATTGATGAACGAATTCCGGAGACCTTGTCCCAGCAACCAAGAATATCAACAGCGTCTTGTAGAAGAATTTGAAATAATCATCCAACAGAGATTCACTGAATACTTCTTAAAGATCCGACACATCCTGGATCTCAACCAGGACATACCACACATGACACGCGGATCAGCAGGATCCAGCCTGGTGTGCTATCTCATGGCGATAACTGATGTTGATCCTATAGAGTGGCGCATACCATTGGCCAGATTCCTCAATCCGTTCAGAGATGATCTCCCGGACGTAGACATAGATGTTCCTCATCACCAGCAGGCCTTGGCCATGCAACGTATCTTTGACGCATGGCCCGGCAAGACAGCCCGTATCTCTAACTATGTGATGTACAAAGAACGGTCGGCACGGAGAGAAGCTGCCAAACGCTTGGGTGCTCGGGGCAGATTGCCCCGAGATATCGACTATGCGAAACTGGGAGTAGATCCTGAAGAAGCCAGCAGGATCGAAAAAAAGTTGATGGGCAAGAAACGCTGCCTTTCAAAGCACTGTGGCGGTGTGATAGTGTTTGATCGCAAACTGCCACAGAGCTTGTTCCGTGCAGACAATCTCATCTTGCTGGACAAGAACGAAGTGGAAGATCTTGAACATCTCAAAGTGGACATCCTAGCCAATCGTGGACTCAGCCAGCTCATGGAGATTGATCCCACTAGGATGATACATGAATATCCCAAGACTGATGATGTCACTGCTGATCTCTTGCAGAGGGGGGACGTGTTGGGCGTGACACAGGGAGAAAGTCCGGCCATGCGGCGGCTGTTCCGTGCCATAAAGCCCACATCAGTGGAAGATTGTGTGTTCGCCACAGCTCTGGTGCGTCCTGTGGCAGTGGAAGGTCGCAAGAAAGCTAGTTTCTTCCATGACTGGACCAAGGCCACAGTGCAGGAATCTGCCATAGTGTGCGAAGATGATGCCATAGAACGGATCATGAAGTTGATCTCTGTGAACGCCTACGAAGCCGACATGTATCGTCGTGCATTTGCAAAACGCAATGAAGAGAAGGTCATGGAGTTCATGTCTCGCCTGGGTGACCATCCTGGACGCGAACAGATACGACAGGAGATGCAGAGTCTCTCAGGCTTTGGTTTGTGCCGTGCGCATGCGGTAAATCTCGGTCGCTTGATCTGGGCCTTGGCCTGGCAGAAGGCGCACAATCCCAGAGAGTTCTGGCGCGCTGCTTTAAAACACTGTCAAGGCAGTTATGCTCGTTGGGTTTATCGCAACGAAGCCAAGCGTGCAGGCTGGGATCTGCGCGATCTAGGGTTTGACAACTGGATCACGGAAGATCCTGTGCAAGCATTCCTAGAACACGGTTGTTGGAATTCGCCCGGCTTCCTGCCCGGCATGGGTGTGAGGAATCTCTATCTCGATAGATTTGAATTTGCAGGCATCGTGGCCAACAGCCGTGTGTTCCAGCGAGATCGCAAACGCTACATACACTTCATTACACTGGGAGTGGGGGAGGGAGAATACGTGGATCTAATCGTGGACTGTCCTGTGAAATATGGATCTGGTTCTGTGATCGCAGGACAAGGAGAGCTGCAGAGCCGTGATGGTAGCCAGTTTCTACAGGTGCATCGTGCCAATGTCAAAAGCATGGCTCTCGATCAATATCTCAACAAAGATCGATGTCTCTCGTGAGTATCTATTTCAATGTCCACTAAGTCTCCTTATTTTTGCGTGCTACCGTGGTACTCAAAAGAAATCGCAGGTAATTCTACCAGTATATGCTGTCTTCTTGACAAGAACCATGATCTGTCACAGCTCCAAAAAGATCTGTTAGCCGGTATACCGTCGCGATATTGTCAAAAATGTTGGGGTATAGAATCTCAAAATCAAGACAGCCGTAGGATCCAAGAAAATAGATTATTGGATTATAAATTAGATCGAGACATAGAGCTGATCGAACAAGACTGTAGAGAAAACAAACATCAAACCCTGATGTACCAAATTTTTTTAAGCAATCTGTGTAATCAAGCATGTGTTACCTGCAATTCAGGTGCAAGCACCAAATGGGGCGAGTTAGAGCACAAGAGTACAAAAAAAAGCATTACGATAAAAAAAACTGATTTAATCACGGCCAATATCGATTTTCACAATGCCAAACGCATCTACATATTAGGTGGCGAACCATTGTTTGATCCTGCAGTGTTGGAACTGTTACAAGAACTGATCAATCACGATAATACTGATTGTTTTATCAGTTTTGTAACCAATGGTAGCGTGCGGTTATCAGCACAACTGCATGACCTATTGACTTCGTTCACGGATCTAAATATCTGTATCAGCATTGACGGGATAAAATCCAGATTTGAGTATTTAAGATGGCCAGGTAAATGGGATGTGCTGTTGCAAAATATAAAAGATTACAAACATATTACCAAAAATAATCTGTCGGTCAGTTATACCATAAGCGGTGTGAATGCCATCTACTACGAAGAAACAATTGATTGGTTCAACTCAAATCAACTGCGGTATAATCATAACATCGTGACATCTCCAAAATGGGCCAGCCTGGCTCATATGCCAATCGAACTGAAACAAAGATTAGATCATCCTTTTTTTGCGCCTTGGCGGTCAGTCATCGGCAATGAGATCTCAATGGACGTGTTTAAAAACCAACTGTTAAGGCAAGATCAGATGAAACAAATCTGTATGGAATCTTACATGCAGGAACTGTTCAACTTCATGCATGATAGTGCATGAGGCGAGCCACCTCTGGCAGTATATCTGGCAGTCTCACATTTCGACGGCTATCAATTTCTTTTGTTCGTGCCACAAATGTAGCAGGTCCGTGAGATTTGGTGGACAAAAAACTAGCCTGTTGAATCCAAGGTTGACAATAATCCGGCAGACTCTTGAGAGTCTGCGCCATTTCCGGTGTCATGTTCTCTAATCCTGCCCATCCAAACGCCTGATGTACAAAAATTTCAATGTCATCTTGGAATTTTGATTTATCAAAATAAAGTTTTTTCCAATCAAAAATTTCACCAAGATCTAGCACGTTGAATATGCTTGCAGTAGTGGTCAACGATAACATAGAGTTATGTGGTAGATTTTCACGCCACCACAGAAGATTATCCTCTACTTCATTCCAACAACCAGGATATCTCAAATATTCAAATTTTTTGCCTGTTCCATCAACGCTGAAACTAATCCTGACGAATTTAAATTCCTCCAAGAGTTCTCTGGTTTGATCACTGATTCGTTGAGTTCCATTGGTATTGTACATTAACTTTATAGTCGATGTATCACATCTAGCAGCGATAAAATCCAAAATTTGTTCATGAGTACGGGTCAGGAAAGGTTCACCGCCCCAGAATCTTATTTCCTTTAAGGTAGAGAAATCCAAAGAATCAAAAGTCTTAAGGAAATTTTCAATCTTGGGTCTCACAGACAGATTTTTTATATCTAATTCTTTACGCCATGTGGTGCTGTATTCAGGTCCGCATGTAACACAGGCCAAATTGCAAGTGTAGTCAATATTGATGTCAAGATATTGCAAAGAGTTGTCGTAACTAGGGGCTTGATGTAACTCTATGTAACCCATGCGCATGCTTTTTTGTCCGGCTTGTTCTTGATCGATACAAGATTGACAATAGTCGGGCGGTATCATACCCATCTTGTTCTGCTGCCTGAGAAGATCGAGATCTGCATGATGCCATTCGATGATGCCTTTTGATTTGATGTTGCTTCTGCCCCAACAACAGGCTGCATAGGTGATACTCTCTGACGATATATCTGTCAGAGTGAGACCGTGATGTATCCTGGGACAATAATCCGATGGCATAGTTAACCTTGTTTGATCTTGCCTAATAACTGTTTCAATTTGGCGCTCTGCACATCAGCCGTGATTTTGCCTGGTTCGTCTGGAACAGTGGCGTTGGGTTCATCATCTGGCAGTGTGCTTAACATGCTCTTGGTCTTGATTGATTCATATATTGAAGGCGCTCGTTTCTTGAACTCTTGATAGTCTGCGTCTTCAGCAAGGTCCCTGATCCTCAGGCTTTCGATATCAAACTCTAGTTCAACTTTTTGACCCACACCCGACGATGATCGAGTCTTCATTAACTGCAACTGATAACGTCCACGCTCACGCATGGCTCTGCTGGTAAAGATACCAAACACATTGTCAGCAGTGTTGATCTTTGATATGCCGCCCGATATGTGGCTGTGATCAAATTCAATCTCTTCCACGGCAGCTCGATTCAACTGCGATGCTGTCACGAACAGGATATTGAGTTCTTTGGCTAGATTGCGCAGTTCTTCACTCACATATTTGTCTTTCACGAACAGATCATTGGGGCTCACCTTGGCCGATACCGGCATCAGCAGGTCTAAATAGTCCACACACAAGAAATCGGCC